TATGGTAGATAACTACAAGGAATATTTAACTGATTTTGCATCTAATAATTTAGATGCGATTCTCTTAGATAAAGAATTAATGCCTAAATTTTTTGCTTTATCTTCAAAGATAGATTTTGAATGGCCAAAGTATAATTTAAAAAATTATCACTATGATTTTGCGGCAAATTATTATGGAGAATTCTGGGAAATAAATTAATATAATTATGCACGTAAAAAAACATAAAAAATGTAGAATTTGTGGAAACACAAATTTAACAGAGGTTTTAGATCTGGGTTCGCAGCATATACAAGGAGCATTTAAGCATCCAGAAACTTCAAAGCCTCCATATAGAAAAGTTTCAAATAAAATTGTTAGATGTAATACAGATAAATATGAAGATGCGTGTGGATTAATTCAATCTGAATGTTCAGTTTCTCCAGAAATTTTATATAGAAATTATTGGTATCAATCTGGAATTAGTCAAACAATGACTAATCACCTACAAAATATTGCAAAAAAAGCTATTTCAATTTTAAACACGAATGAAAATCTAGATGTTTTAGATATAGCGGCCAATGATGGAACTTTACTAAGAGGATATCCAGTTAGTTTTAATAGAATTGGAATTGATCCATCTAATATTGCATCGAAACAAAAAGACCTAAATATTATAAATGAAGTTTATCCAAATAAACAATTAGCAAATAAAAAATTTGATATCATAACATCAATTGCATGTTTTTATGATGTAAATGAACCTCAACAATTTGTTTCAGAAATTAAACAAAATTTAAAAACTAATGGAATTTGGATTGCTGAATTTGCGTATTGGCCATTAATGCTAGAAAATTTAGCGTTTGATCAAATTTTACTTGAGCATTCATGTCATTATTATTTATATCCATTTGAACAACTTCTCAAAAAGAGTGGATTAAAGTTATTTAATGCAGAAAAGACAGGCACAAATGGTGGATCAATTATGATTTATGCTTGTAATGAAGATTGTGATTTATATGAAAATACAGAATGGAAGAATAACTTATCATCTTTAAGATTTGAAGAGTTTGAAAAAGAACTTGACGAAGATGAGACATATGAAAAATTTAAAAATCAAGTTGAAACTTATTTATTAAAATTTAAAAATCTACTTATAGATTATAAAAATAATGGAAAAGTTGTGCATCTATATGGAGCTTCAACAAAAATGAATGTGGTTTTAGAAGCTGCAAAAATCAATTCAGAATTAATTCCTTATGCAGCAGAAAGAAGTAGTGAAAAATGGGGTGCGGAAACTCTATCTGGAATTAAAATTATTTCAGAGGAAGATTCTAGAAGAATGAAACCTAGTGCTTATGTATGCTCACTCATTGGATTTAAAAAAGAAATAATTGAAAGAGAAAACGAATATTTAAATTCTGGTGGAGAAATTATATTTTTACCAACTTTAGAAGTAGTTAAAAAATGATTCTAATACCAGTAGATGAAGGATATGCATATGATGTATTAGCAATATGTCATGTGAAATATACCAAACAAATACCAAACTCTAAAGAAAATTATTATTTAATTTTTGAAGAAATAAAAAAACAACTTGGTAAAATTCATAATGAAGTTTTAGGCTCTCAAGAATATATTAATTTAATAAATGCAAATGTAGAAACATTTGATGCAGTTGAAAAGGCTAGGTATGGAGAAATATCAGCAAAAGAAGTTGATAATTTAAATATGAAAAGGTTTGAATGCAAAAAGAAACTTCAAGAAAAATTCTTTCCTAACTCAACAATTTTAGAAAAAAAATCATAATATGAAAAAAGTATTAATTACTGGAATTACTGGTCAAGACGGAAGTTTAATGGCTGAGTATCTTTTATGTAAATATCAAGATATAGAAGTATATGGCGCTCATAGGAGATTGAGTGTACCAAATCATTCCAATATTCAACACTTAAAATCAAATCCAAGATTTAAAGTGGTTGAAATGGATGTTACAGATCCAGAAAGCGTAAACAATGTATTTGCTGAAATATTTCCAGATTATTTTATTAATTTTGCGGCTAATTCTTTTGTTGGCAATAGTTGGAAAATGCCAAGTAATCATATGCAAACAAATGCAATGGGTGTGCTTTATTGTCTTGAGGCAATTAAAAATATTAATCCAGAAACTAAATTTTATAACGCTGGAAGTTCAGAGCAATTTGGAGATGTGGATTATGCTCCGCAAGATATTAAACATCCATTTAAGCCTAGATCTCCATATGGAGTTTCAAAATGCACAGCCCATCATCTAGTAAAAGTATATAGGGAATCTTATAATATTTTTGCAGTTCAAGGAATTTTATTTAATCACGAAGGCGTTCGAAGAGGTGAAGAATTTGTAACTAGAAAAATTACAAAAAATGTAGCAAGAATATATAAAGCTATAAAAGAAGGGAAAACATTTGAACCATTAAAGCTTGGTAATATTTTGTCGCAAAGAGATTGGAGTGACGCTGAAGATTTTGTTCGTGGAGTATGGCTAATGCTAAATCAAGAAAAGCCTAAAGACTATGTCCTCTCCTCAAATGAAACTCATACAATTAAAGAGTTTGTTGAACTAGCGTTCAAACATGCAAAAATTGATGGTGAATGGATTGGTGATGGAAGGAATAAAAAATATATTGTACCAAATTATGTGCATGATGTTTCTGATATTAAAAGCAATATTTTAATGGAAATAGATCCTCAATTCTATAGACCTGCAGAAGTTGATTTACTTTTAGGAGATTCAACGCCAGCAAGAGAAGAACTTAAATGGCAACCAGAAACATCGTTTCAAAAATTAGTTGAGAAAATGGTAGACAATGATTTAAGATCGTGATATAATGCCCTATGGCAAAAAAATTGAATAAAAGAAATTTGCTGAAAAAGTTCTTAGAAATCCCTAGATCTGCATCTAGGGATTTTTATTCTCGCGAAATGAAAATGCTGAATTCTTTAATAGAAAGGTATTCAGAAGAGTTTGTTTATAAACTTAATTTTGCTAAAAAATTTGATAGTATGGCTATTGTTGTATGTGATGCGTTCAAAATTGAACTTGATAGAAAATTCAGAAATTTCAATTACGAGATTGATTATTCTAAGTACGAGGTTTATAAAGTGGATGCCATCAAGCATGGCGAAGATTCAACGGTAAAAAAGAAAATTAAAACAATTAGAGACTTTCTAAATGGCTAAAAAAGACGAAAAAATCATCACTTCAAACGAAATTCTTTCGAATTTCTTAAAGACAAATAAAGACAGTCACTTTAATTTCGAAGAAGATTTTAATTACAAGGTCTCTAGCGGATCTCTTCAATTAGATCTTCATATGAATGGCGGTTTTGGTCCAGGTCTTCATAGGTTCTGCGGCATTAATGAAGGCGGCAAAACATCTCAAGCTCTTGAGGTGATGAAGAATTTCTTGAAGACGATTCCAAACGCCAAAGGCTTTTACATTAAAGCTGAAGGTAGACTTTCTCCAGAAATGAAAGAAAGATCTGGCGTTCCATTTGTTTCCGATGCCGACAATTGGAATACTGGAACTTGTTTTGTTTTTGAAAGCAATATCTACGAAACTGTTGTGGATGCAATGAGATCTTTAGTTGCAAACAATCAAGAAAATATTAAATATTATTTTCTGCTTGATGCTGTAGATGGACTCATTTCCAAATGCGATTTAGACAAAACTTTTGAAGATTCAAATAAAGTTGCTGGAGGGGCCGTAATCGCCGCCAACTTCATGAAGCGCATGTCTATCGCTTTAGCAAAGAGAGGGCATATGGCGGTCTTTATATCGCAAGTACGGGCGGATATTAAGCTAGATCCATATTCCAAAGCTCCAATTAGACAAACTACTGCAACTGGTGGGAATGCGCTTCTGCATTTTGCAAATTGGATTTTAGAATTTGAGCCAAGATTTAATGGAGATATGATTCTTCAAGATGCAAGTAATAAAAAAATAGATCTTGAAAAAAATCCCCCAATCGGTCATTGGGCAAAAGTTACCATTAAAAAATCGCCAAATGAAAAAACAAATTTAACAATTCCATATCCAATCAGATACGGAAGAAAAAATGGCAATTCAATTTGGATCGAAAAGGAAATTGTAGATCTTTTGTACGCTTGGGAATTTATGACCAGAAGTGGTGCATGGGTCAAACCGTCAGAAGATTTTATAGAACTAGTCAAGGAGACGGGTATAGAAATCCCTGAAAACTTTTCTGGAGAAAAAGGTTTATTTAAATTTATTGAAGACAATTCCAATCTTTGTAAATTTTTAATTAATTATTTTAAAAATTCCATCAATGAAATTCAAAACGCTTGATGGAAAAGATAGAGTTGTCAAAAATTTAAAGGACTCACTTATAAAGTGGGACTCTAAAAGCAGGAGTAAATTGCAGCAAGGTGTCAAGCTATTCTTAAAAAAATATTGGCAAGGAGATGTGGTTTTTGAGGAAATGAGGGTAGCTGGCACAAGGTTATCTTTAGACTTTTATAATGCAAATAAAAGAATAGCGATTGAAGTCCAGGGAGATCAGCACTTTAAGTTTGTCCCCTTCTTTCATAACACTAGAGGAAGTTATTTAAAACAGATAAAAAGAGACGTTAAGAAAATAGAGTTTTGTGAACTAAATCAAATTCAACTTGTAGAAATTTTTCCAAAAGACGAATTGAGCAAAGAATTTTTTGAAAACCTTGGAGTTTATTTATAGTGTAAATAAAAATATGGCCAAAAAGAAGGTTAAATTCAATAAATTTGAAATTCCAGGTAATTTTTTGGATACCTTATACGAGTTAACTGGTTCTGAAAATAAAAATAAAGGTTACATTGTATGCTATATAGATGAGGAAGGAAACGGCCAAATAAAACAAAAATTTGATTCTCAAGCTACAGAGTTTGCTTTAACTAAATTTATGGAGATTTTTATGAGCGACAATGCTGAATTGCATGGAATTGAATTTCAAGGAGATGCGTTTGAAAATAATGAAGGAGAAGATGAAGAAGAAGATTGACAAGCAACAAGGTCATGCTATTATCTGGCATGATCTATTCTTATGAACTAGAAAAACAGCTTTTGGCTGGCTTGATTAAAAATCCAAATTCTTTTATAGACATATGTTCTTTTGTTAGCGAAAAAGACTTCTACTCTGAAGATTCAGTCTTAAACAAGACTATTTTTACTGTAATCAAGCAAGCTATTGAAAATGCTGAAGATGTTGATGACGTTATTATCGCCCAGAGAATTCAATCTCTGGGTTTATCTTTTGAAGATAACATTAATGTAGCTGATTACATACGTTCCTTGGGCATGAGGAAAGTGTCGGAGTCTAGTACCGTTAAGGCTGCAAAAGAACTTAAAAAATATACAATTCGAAGAGAGATATACGAATCTTCAATTGATGTAGGCAAGAAGATGAAGACAATGCCTCCAGAGAGTTCTTATCTGGACATCGTCAATACTGCTGATAAAATCTACAATTCAAAAATAAATCATTACGAAATTGGTGCTGATACTCCAGAGAATA